ATTCAACCTGGTTTGACTCATTCCAGTTGCTGATCAGTGCTGGTCATACTCATACCGAAATCATGAATATGACTTATGGTGCTTACAGTGAGTATCTAAAATCAGCCCAGAAGGATTACCGGAATAAGCTTGCAGCACTGACCAGTGTAGTGAGATCCGCTCAGCATGCATCTGCTAAAGAACTAAAGAAGTTTCTTGATGAGCTAAAAGAAGAAATAGTGTGAATTATGTAACATTTTCACATAATTAAATTTACCATTTCCGATTAGAATGGTCGGTATTATAAAAGTGCACTTGAGCTTAATCATGAAAAGAGTATTAACAGCGGAAAGTAGAGCAGCATATAAGAAATGGTTTAACTCATTCAGCAGTGACGAGCAAAGAGAGTTAGTGAATATGGGGGTGGCATGTGGTGCCGACTCAAAGTTTTTTAAGCATGAGATACTAGACCTCCTGAGTCATCTTGATAATGAGAAGCTTAAAAGTAATAGAATTTTATTCAAGAAATTTGCTGAAAGATATATTGCTTTAGTCCCTGATCATATTCGACCTCATGTGAACTGGACACTTCTGGAAAACAGTCGTGATTATCGCGCTTGGTTTGCAAATAGACAGATGTTTGTTTTTAACTGTCTGGTCGTTAAAGATATTTATGAGCATAGCAAGGATAAGAACTCGAGCTACTTATTATGGGCACCCATTATTGATGACCATACTCCGGAAACTTGTAAAGGTTTCAGTAGCAAAGTATTTAATATTCTTGATAAGGAGTTTCAAGAACATGCTGTTGAGCATTGGAGCAGACCGCAAGAAGGCTGTAGATGCAGTTTGATTTCGATTACTCATGCACAGGCAGAGAAATACCTGATGGACATGAACAGAACATGAGTGCATAGAATAAAGAGATATAAGTGAACAAGGATGTTCTTTCACTGGAGTAAGTTTGTACATAAAGAGCAAATACCTCAAAAAGTTTTTTAATTTCTTCACTTAACCCACCATCCGGTGGGTTTTTTATTGCGAGTAAGAAAATGGCTGGTAAAGAATTAACCTTTAAAATTGTGATGGAAGCTGACACAAAAAATTATGTGTCTAATGTTGAACAATCTGAAAGCATTACAAAGGCCGTTGTTGCCGTAATTAAAAGTGAAGCTGATAAGTTAAAAGCTACTTCTACTGAAACTGCAAAAGATGTTGGAAAAATAGTTCCGGATGATTTGCAGAAGAAAGCTGATCAGGCTGCTACCAAGATCAATAATCTAGGAAGCGAACTTCAGGATACGGCAACCAAGGCAAATAAGGCAGGTTTTGAGATCGGTGAAGCCATTCCAGGTGATGCGCTTCAACTTGCAGAAATGCTGGGTACCAAATTCTTTACAGCGGCCAAGGAGATTGAAGCTCTTGGTGACAAATCGGTTATCAGTGCAGGTGAGCTACGCTCAATGTCGAGCACTGGTGAACAAGGTCTCAATGAGCTTAATTCAGCCCTAAAAGCTGCTCAGGCTGAATTGGTTCGTTTGCAAAGTACGGATGGTACCTTAAAAGATATTGAAATCGCCAAGCAGCGTGTTTTAAGTATTGAAGATGCCATTAAAGAAACGTCTAGTGCTTTTAATTACTATCAGGACGTTGCTGTAAATGCTATGCGTGGCGTGGACAATGCTACCCAGTCTTCGATTAATCAGTTGCAACGTTTTAGCTCGGTAGATCTTGGCCAAGTAGTAGGTGAAGCCCAGACTGCGACCCGTGCAATTCAGTCAATGGGTGAAGGGGCCAATCTTAGTACCAAAGAAATTGAGCGAATTGGTAGTATCGGCACTAGCAGTATTAATACGCTTGAAAGTGAACTGCTGGCAGCTAAGAATGCTTTCTCTGCCTTAGAACAAAGTAGTGAAGCTGTTACTCTTGATGAAATTAAGGCTGCAGGAGAAAAGGTCAAAGGTCTTGAACAGGCAGTTGATCTGACCAAAGCAGCATTTGCAGATTTTGATACACAAGCATCCTCTGCAATGCATAGTGTATCGACCAGTGCAGATAAGGCTACAACCAGCGCAAAGCAGACCGGACATGAAATCTATGAAGCTCTAGGCATTAAGCCGCCTACAGTTATTAATGATGCGATTACTGCGCTTGAACGAAAACTAGAGGATTTTAAGGCTAATAGCAAACTTCCTGCAGAAGAAGTTGAGCGTGTAACTAAAATTACAGAGCAACAGATTGAGAAGCTTAAAGATGAGCTTCACGGTGTTGAACCGGCGGCAGAAAAAGCAAATTCAGGTATTTCCAATCTTTCTAAAGGGATGGGAGCGGCTAGATTTGCAGCGACTGCTCTTGCGGGAGCTATGGCCGCCGTTGGTATTGGTATCGGTGTGAGGGAAATTGCTCAGGCAGCGGATTCGTATACTACACTTTCAGCACGAATCAATATTGCAACCAGCGAAGGTGGTAACTTTCAGCAAGCTATGGCGGGTGTGCATCAAGTGGCACTTGCTACCAATTCAAGTTTAGAAGCTACTGCCAGCCTGTTTACCAAGGTGAATGATGTTGGCAAACAGATGGGAATGACCCAGCAGCAAAGTCTGGAACTGGTAAAAACCATCAATATGGCCATTCAAACAGGAGGTGGATCAGCACAGGCCAGTGAAGATGCTATTGTCCAGTTTACCCAAGCACTGCAATCTGGAGTACTCCGTGGTGATGAGTTCAACTCAATCATGGAACAGGCTCCAGGAATTTCTAAAGCCTTAGCTCAATCCCTTGGTGTGACTACAGGTGAGTTACGTACCATGGCAGAAAACGGCGAGTTATCTGCTGAACGCGTAATCAAGGCCCTACAGAAACAATCAGCTGCAATTGAAGCTGACTACAATAAGTTTCCGACTACGATAGGTAATGCATTACAGCGTATCCAGACCCAATGGCAAATCCTGATTGGTACCATGGATCAGTCCACTGGCGCATCTGCAACAGTTGCACAATGGCTGGTAACTATTGCTGACAATATGGATGTCGTTGAACGGCTTTTAACCGATATTGGTAATGGTTTTATCTGGGTCGGTGATCAACTTAAAAAAATTGATCCAGCAACTATCGAGGCTCTTAAAGAAGCCTTAAGTACTGCCTATGAAACTTTAAAGTCTTTAGTTGAATCACTTGGAGAGGTTTTTGGAACAGCTACTCAAGTTTTAGATACTGCACTTACCTCTATATTTAATTTCAATAGTGGCATAGACAGTGCCGTCGATAAAACAAATGGTTTTACAAAAGCACTTGAGGCAGCAGGTGTGGTATTTGCCTTATTTAATGACGGTTTTAAAGGCATAGCAATTGTTGTAAATCTTTTTGCTGGTGCTATGTATGAGGCTACTGGTGCATTTATGTACTGGAAGTCTAAATTTATGTTTGGTGATGCAAAAGAAGCTGCCTTTAAAGAATTTCAAGACCTCACCGCCAAAGCTCAGCAGCTTTATCATCAAGCAGATGAGTTGGCTATTAACCATGAAGTCCGGGTTATACAAGCTTTAGACAATATTGCGAAAACACGAGAACAGAAGAATCAGGAGGCAATAGCTGGAAGTACTGCAACGTTTGCTGAGTTGATTGAACAAAACAAGGGACTTAACCAGAAAACCAAGGAGTTAGCAACAGAACGTGCTGCGCTCGATACACAGCTGAACCAGGCTAGAAAGGATGGGAACCAGTCAACAATTGATGCCATTATCCAGAAATCTGGCGAGTTAGAAAATCGAGAGAAGGAGCATGCCACCAGTAAAGCTAAGCTGGATAAAGACATGCTGGTTTCTGCCCAAGCTTATGCTGAAGCTGCCATTAAAGCTAATGGTGGGGTCATGGACGGTACCATGCAGGCTGATCTAATGACGAAGGGTTATATCGTCACAATGGATAAGGCAGGCAAGGTTAGCGTGGCGGCTTGGGAAGGTGCTGCTCAGGCTGCAGATAATGCAGCCAAAAAGGAAGAATCTGTCAAGCTGGCCAAAGAGAATCTACAAAAGGCAGATGAGGCATATCTGGCTTTTCAGAAACAGTCCGCCGTTGAGCGTGCAGTTCTGGAACAACAGATCGCCGAGGCTAAACGCACGGGTGATTTAAGTGCATTGAAATCTGCACAAGATTCCCTTCGGGGTATTGACCAGAAGGAAACGGAACTCGCCAATAACCGCAATGTACGTGCTGCGGAACTGGATGCAGCTAATTCCGGATCTGGACAGGTGGCAGAAAATGCATATTCGAGAGCTTCTCTTGCAGCCAAGCAGCTTGGGGTAGATATCGATGTTGCATTAAATCGAGTCTCTAAATCCTTTACTGAGCAGGGTAATAATGTCGCTGATCTGAAAGGTAAGTTAGCTTCTGCAGGTATTACCGGTAAAGCGGCAGGAGATATAATTTATCAGTCTTGGTCGAACTGGTTACAGACGGCTAAAAGCCAAGCTGAAATTGATTACGCAAGTTCTAAGCTTAAAGAGTTTGGTGATCAAGGTAAGGTTTCAACGGGCCAAGTCGAACAGGGCCTAATTGCTATCAAGATGCAGGCTTTAGAACTACCGGATGATATTGATCCGGTGACAGAGGCATTTAAACGGCTAGGCATTGAAACCAAGGAGAATTTAAAGCTTGCTGCTCAACAGGCTTTGATGGATTACATCACTGTCAGAGATAGCGGAAAGGCAACTGCTGAAGGTATCCAGAAAGCATATGAGAAGGCTGCTCAGTCTGCAGCAGCATCGGGTGATGCAGGTGTCATTGCTGCGACTAATGCTGCAAATGCAGGACGCAATCTGGAAATCCAGATTGATGAGAGCGGTCAGGCTGTAGTCAAAACCATGGATGACTGGAACAAAGCCAATAATCGGGTAGAGAACTCAGCCAGTGCCATTGGTGATGGCTACCGTGAAGCTGGCCGGGTGGCAAGAGAGGAGGCCAAATCCTCTACTGAAGCCTGGTCAGAAGCGCTTACTGCCATGCAGGGCAAGCTTAAAGCCTCTAAAACTGGAGTCATGGCTAAAAATGGTTATTCAGTTGATGAGATTGAGCAGCAGCTGACTGAAATGGGATATAGCGGTAATGCCCGGCAAAAGGCTAAGGAGCTATTCGAGACGGCACAACAGGGTCCAGGTGGTTATTACCGTTCAGCCTCTCATGAATATGCTGCGCGTTATGGTGTCTCTGCATACGACAACCAGAAACAGACCGGCAACTACATGTTCATTGCCGAGCAGCTGGAAAAGCTGGAGGAATATGCAGGCAAGTCGGGCAGTGTAGGTGCAGGCTCTAAAGCTAAAACAGTTGTGCCTGAGGTAAATATCAACAGCCTGGCTCCGGATATCAGCTATCCTAAAACCAGTGTACCGGTATCAGATCCAGCCAGAACCGTACGTTATGAGTTTGATCTAGGCAATGGTAAAACCGCAACAATGTATGGATCGCCTAATGATGGTGATGACCTGGAATCAATGCTGAGAAAACTGGAAATGATAAAAAAGAGTAGCTAATGAAATTAATACGAGTGTCTACATCAGAAACCGTCCCGCTTGAGGACGGTTTTTTATGGTCTGATGAATTTGAATGGAAGCCCATCGAGCAGAAACAGAGTCGGGCTATTGATGGTTCTCTAATTATCCAGGAGGGCCGTAAAAAGGCAGGTCGTTCAATTGTGCTGGAACCGGCAGATAACACGATGGGCTGGATCAAACGCCGTGATTTACGCACGGTTCAAGCCTGGTCTGCTTTATCTGAACAATTCATTCTGGCTTTTGAGTATCAGCACGACAGACGTGAATTTCATGTGATTTTTAACCATGAAGCCGGGGCTTTGGAAGCTGCTCCAGTGAAGGGAATTCCATCTGTATCTGAGGATGACTATTACAACGTGACTTTACGTTTTATTGAAGTGGGGGAACTTTACAGTGGCAATTGAAACTAAAAATCTGGTGCTCTATAAGTCCGAGCGCCTGAGCGATACAGAAGATGGTGGTGGCAAGTACTCTGGCCAGATGATTGAAGATGGCCAGAGCAATAACCTGTTTAATGATGTGAGTGAGCTGGACCGCACCATGGGGGATGTGTCACTGCGTAAACTGTTTCCCGCCGTGACAACGAATGATACAGATTTGCTTATGGGGGCTACGGTCTTTATCTCGGAAAACCCGAAAGACCCGAATGTCTCAGCTTTGCTGTTTAGTACAAAGTCGTGGATTGATGAGCGCAAGTCCGCCCAGAACCGGATTGAAAACTATCTGGCCAAGGGTGGACAGGCAGCAGGGAGTCCACTGGATACGCATTATGCCGGTATGAAAACCCTGCAGGTGGCGATGTTTCCAAGTGAAGTCGAAAGCTCGGTGGGCAGCACGCTGGTACTGGTCTCGAAAGAAGGCCAGGCACTGCAGCATGAGCAGTATGTTCGCATCACCAAAGTTGAGACCCGTATTGCCAAGATGGTCATCGATGGGAAGGAAGTTGAGTACAAACTGGCTACTTACAGCATTAATGATCCACTCGATCAGGATTATGTCGGTCTCTCTGCAAGACAATGGTATAGCGGTGAAAAGTCCGAAACGATTTTACGGGATACCATCGTAGCCGATACCGGCAAGTATTATGCATCCAGCAATCTCAAGTCTGCTGCCAAAGTCGGTGAGTTTACCGTAAATGTAGAAAGTATCTTTGCCCAGCTGGTTCCATCTGCCCAGACCGAAACGCCAATTGTAGATGTAAACGCGGCTGGGGAAAGCGTAGTCTTAATTGCAGGCAATGATGATCTCATCACAGTAAGTTATCCAGCTGTCGCTGTGGGAGTAAATCAGAACCTGTATATCGGCTCATCTGTCATGCCATCGAGTGTCTCGTTTAACCTGTTTGGCCAGCAGATCACTGATCAGGGCGGACTGCTTAAAAACACTTCTGGTACCCAGGTTGGAACAATTGATTACCAGCGTGGCTTGATCCAGTGGACACAAGCTGCAGGTGCAGGATCTGCAAACTTAAGTATTACCTTTAAGCCTGCTTCAGCACCCAACCAGTACTTCCAGTCTGAAACCCGGCCCGTCACTCAACAAAACCAGAGTGCCAACTGGACCGGTGTACTGGTACCACCGCCTGCGCCGGGTAGCTTGTCGGTTTCTTATATGTCACAGGGCAAGTTTTATGAACTGAAAGATGATGGTTCGGGGCAATTAAAAGGTGCAAGTACTTCGTTTGGCTCTGGTGCGGTCAACTATGAGACCGGTTCCTGGTCTATTACGACCGGCGCTTTACCGGATGTGAATACACCAATCCTGTTGCTGTGGGGTACACCACTGGCAACCTTCATACGTTCAGGCCTTGCGGTTGAACCGGCAGCATTCGAGTTTGATTTGCAGCAGGCAGGAATAGCCTCAGGCAGCGTGACAGTAAAATGGTTGCTGGAAGGCGAACAGAAAACCGCAACCACGAATACGCTGGGCCAGTTTAGTGGCGATGCCACGGGTACCTTTAACTATGCCAGCGGTCAAGGCCGCCTGGTCCCAAATAAACTGCCACAGAAAAATACGGTCTTTACCATCAACTATAGCTATGGCGTACCGCTTGATCAGATTGTTGAAAATGTCATGCCAACTGATCAAAAGCTGAAATTTACCATTGGTTCCGGTGCTGCAATACAACCCAATAGTGTTGAGTTAAGCGTGCCGGTTACTGATCAAATCAGCTCAGTAATCGGTACAGTAGTTTTAACTGATATTCCGGTGAATGCAGAGGTTGGCAATCTGGTCAATAGTCAGGGCAAGGTACAGGGCACCATTACCTATGCAACAGGTGCGGTAGAAATTATTCCTGAAGCGACCAGCTCGGTTTTCACCAAATCCTATATTCCAACTGCGGTCTATGGAGCAGCATAAATATGTCATTTTATTTACCCGCCACTTCTCAAATTAAGGAAGAAGTAGTGCAGCTCGGGGCATACCGGGCGACCAGTATTAGTGTGAAATACCGTGATACTTCAGGCGTAAGTGCTGGAGTTAAACAGATTACCGGTGACAAGCTGCACTTTGATCTAACCCAGGGTTTTGATGAGCAGATCCTGACAAAATCAGTTCGCTTCAATCTTGGCACAGATACTTTTGTGGACCGCGACGGTACAATTTATCGCAACCCGGACCCAACAAACAATAGCGCAATTGCATCGGGCATTATTCAGTATGGTACCGGCAAGATCGAGATTGACAGCTGGACACCAAATACCGATAACCGTCTGACATTGCAGTCTTTAACCACCACCACAGATATGCCCCCGGTCAACCGTATCAGCTTTAGAACGCCGGTCAGTCCGCTGCGTCCCGGATCGTTAACAGTCGTCGTAGCCACACTGGACTTTGGGCAGCTGACATTGCGGGCTGATGACGATGGCATCATTGAAACCAGCCGGGCACATGGCCAGATTAATTACGATACCGGTTTTGTGGTTCTGGTTTTTTATACCAAGACTGAAATTACTGAAAGTAAT